CAGGTGCTTAACCAGGAGCGCGTTTCAGACATCGGCATTGAGATTGTCCCGGCCGATGACTTTGGCGATCTCGGCGTGTTGCCCGATGACACGGAAGTCGAACTCCGCGAAGGGCTCGTGCGGCGCATTCAGCGGGAATCGGTGGCCGCCGATGCGCGGACGTGGGCGTTCAAGCGCGCGGTGATTGCGGGGCGCGGGTATTACCTCGTCATGACCCGGTTCCTGCCCGGCAAGACGTGGGATCAGGAAGTTTTCATTCAGCGGATCTACCGGCAGGACGCCGTGTTGCTCGATCCGTCCCATGAGCAGCAGGACGGGTCTGATGCGGGTTGGGGATTCATCGGGACGTGGGAAACGCTCGACAAGTATCAGGCGCAGTATCCGAAGACGGCGGACGGGAAGAAGAACCCGCAGGCGGACATGCGGGAGCCTGAGTTCATGGCGATGACGGAGCGGTATCCCGACTGGTACCGGGCGACGGAGACGAAGGCCAAGAACGCGAAGGGCGACACCATCAAGCAGTTTGCCGTTCGGAAGGTCCATTACTGGTACACCGAATACGAGTCGGTCGAGTATGCCGTGATGGATGATGGTCGCGTGCTGGAGAAGGCCGAGGTGCCTGCCGGCGCGCAGCCGATCGACACGCGCACGGATGTCAGGAAGTTCATCAAGTACTGCCTGATTGGCGGCGGCACGCAAATCCTTGAGCGCACGGATTGGGCGGGGCCGGACATGCCCATCATCAAGGTGCTCGGGGATGAAGTGCTGCCCTATGACCAGGAGCGGCGGGCGCGGGGAATGGTGCGGCCAGCGCGCGGGTCGAACATGGGCACGAATTACATGGTATCCAAGTTTGTGGAGACGGTCGGGCTATCGCCGATCCCGCGCGACACCGTGGACCCGGACGCCATTAGCGGGTATGAGGCGTGGTGGGAAGCGGCGAATACACGCACGCTGCCGTATCGGCCGTACCGCACCTATGACGAAAACGGGCGATCGTTTAAGGAGCCCGGATCCAACAACGGCGACCCCAACATTCTCCCGATCGCGCAGGGTGTGGCGATGTTCCGGGAGTTCGTGCAGTCCACCACGGGCGGCGCGGCGCCGAACCGACTCGGGACCAATCAGCGCGTGCAGGCGGCGCGGGCCGTGGAACGGTTGCAGGAAGAGGAGCAATTCAATACCTCCAACTTCCTCGATAACTTGGCACGGTCGGTGCGCTACGAGGCCCAGGTCATCAACAATCTGCTGTTCCCGATTTACGGCGCACGGCCGGGGCGACTCGTGCGGTTACTGACGGGGGAATCCGACGAGGGCGCGATCTGGCAGGTGGGGCAGGCGCCGCAGGGGCAGCCCGTGTCCCCAATGGCCGCCAAGGTCAAGCAGATTGCCAAGCTCACAAAGGATGCCCATTTCAACGTGGCCGTGAAGGTCACAAAGAACACCGAGCTCCGCAACGACAAGGAAGCGCAGTCGCTGGGCGAGATGATCGCGGCCGAGCCGACCCTGATGACGTGGTTTGGTGACCTGTATTTCCGGTCGCGGAACATCCCGAACCGGAAGGCGCTGGCGGAACGGGCGCGGGTCATGTTGCACCCGCAGATTCAGGCCATGCTCCAGAAGAAAGAGCAGGGCAAGGAATTTGACCCAGCGGCGCAGGCGGAAATCGCGCAGTTGTCGCAGCGGTTGCAGGAGCTGGAGCAGATTGCCGGCCAGATGAACGAGGAGTTGAAGGGCAAGCGGCTCGAGGCTCAAACGAAGGTGGACATCGAGAAGGCGCAGGCCGATCGGGACGTGCAGCTCGAGCAGATTCGCACGGCGACCGAACTCGAAAAAGCGCGCATGGACAACGCGACAAAGATTCACGTCGCGGAGATCGCGGCGAAGACCAAGGGCGTGATCCAGGCGCAGGAAATGGAGCATGAGGCCATCGCGCTGGCGCACACGCAGAGCCATGAGGCCGAGCAAGCAGACTTGGACCGCGAGAACTTGGAGCGGCAGGCGGATCGGGCAGCGGAAGAAGCGGAGCGGGATCGGCAGTTTCAGGCCGGGGAGGGCGAGCGGGACCGGCAGGCGTCGGCACAGAAGCCGAACGGCAGCGGGGCGAGCGCGTGAGATACGAGCAGTTCATCGGCTATCGCCACGCGATCCATCCAGGCTACGGGACGTTCGCATTGGTGACACATGAGGCCGCGTGCGCCATCCCATTGGGGCCATGCGACTGTGCTGCGCGTAGTCGGCTGACTCCCCTCGCCGGTCACTCCGGTTCCTGCGCGAAGGTGACGAGCGCCACGGTCACCGGAAAGACGGATGTTGCCTGCACCTGCGGACATGACCATCACCCCAGCGCGCAAGGGGACGGAGCCGGCGTATGACCGTTCAAGAGAAAGTCACCCTCGTACAGCTCTTTCTGCGCGGCCAAGGCGTGAAGGATCTGGCGATCTTCTTCGCCTGTTCGGAACAGACGGTGCAGCTGGTGCTCCGTGAAGCCATCCAGCAGTTGACGGTGCTCAATGAGAAGCTGGGCATGCGGATCAACGCCACCCCGCCGCGCATCGAAGTCACGGATGTGGTCGGCACGATGGGCGCTGGCGGCGACCACCCCGTCACCATTCAGGAGTCGTAATGAACGCAGCAGCAGGCACCCCGCAGGCATCTCAGGCCGATCTCGCCCCCCTTCCAACCGATACGGTCATTGAAGCGGACCACGTCGAGGCCGAGCCGTCTATCGCGGATCACGCCAAGCAGTTCGGGCCGCAGGCGACGAAAGCGCCCGCGCAGGCGCAGGCCGCGACGCCAGAGGAACTGAAGCCTATTCGCCCGGTGGACCGCCAAAACCGCGATCAGGGGAAATTCGCGGAAGGCACCCGCCGGATCAAGGCGAAGGACGCCGTCGAGCGGATCAACCAGCTCACGGGACGTGCGAAAACGGCTGAGGAAGAAAACACCCGTCTCAAAGGGGAACTCGACACCGCGAAGCGCGAACTCGCCACGGCACGACAGATCGGGACGCAGGCGCAAGTCACCCGAGCCGAGGCCAAGGTCGAGCGGGCTGAGGCGCGCGTCGAGAAGCAGGCGACAGGATTCGCCGAACCCGAGCCGCAGGAAGATGACCCGAAGTTCGGGGGCGACTACGGCAAGTACCTGCGCGCGGCGGCGGGGTGGGAAGGGCGCAAGGCGTATTGGGAGGCGCAGCAGGCGGAACGGTCGGCCGCGGATGAGCGGCGTGTCCAGGAGTCGCATCAGCAGACGCTGAAGTCCTGGAGCGGCCGCGTGTCTGCCGCGAAGGAGAAACATCCCGATTTCGAGCGCGTCGCCTTTGGCCCGACGCGCATTCCGGCCGGGTCAGCCGTCGATGCCTTCATCATGGAGGATGACAGCGGCGCCGAAGTGTTGTATCATTTACAAACACATCCTGAGGAGTTGGACAGCCTGCTCGGGATGCCGGTTTTGGGGCAACTCAAAACCCTTGCGCTGCTCTCGCAGCGGTTGCTGTCGCCACAGGACGCGCAGGCCGGATCGACCGGATCGGTCGTCGCTCCTACCCCCACGGTCGTTCTGCCTCCCAAGCCGCCTAATCCGGTGCGGACCGAGGCTCAGCGCGCGAGTGATAGTCCGCCACCAACGGACGGATCGCTCTCGATCGCCGAGCACGCGAAGCAGTTTGGCCCCGCAGCCCGGCGCTAGAGCCTAGATCCTGCCCCGTTCGGTCGCGTGACACCCGCGCCTCAGCTGAGGTGCTCAGGTGAACACCATCATCACCCCCTCATGGGTGAGTACCGACGTCGCGATGTTTTGGTCGAACAACATCAAGGCGTTGAATCTCGCCTCAATGACCTACGGGTCGGACTGGAAGAACAAGCCGGACGGGGCCCAGATCGGCTACACCGTCGAACAGCGCATCCCGCAGCGGTTCCGCGTCCTTCGCGGCCAGGCCCTCCAGCAGCAGGCCATTCTCAATCAGACCGTGCCCATCTCGCTGACCGATCAGCTTCAGGTGGCGATGGGCTGGTCCTCGGCGGACGACGCCGTCGAGATCGAAGAGGTGCAGGAGCGGTACGACAAGCCAGCCGGACAGGCGCTCGCCAATGAATGCGACGCCTTCTTCATGAACACGGTGTATCGGTCGGTGTACTTCTCGGCCGGCACGGCGGGCTCGGGGCCGATCACCCAGAACGACACGTGGACCACGGCCGTCGCCTACCTCCATGCGTTCGGCGTGCCCGACGAACTGCTGGCGGTCATGGATCCGTTGCAGCAGGGCAAGCTCCAGTCCAGCAACCTCGGGCTGTTCAATCCGTCCAGCACCATCGGGAAAATCTTCCAGAAGGGCTTTTTCGGGTTTGGCGCGTTCGGCGTGGATGAGTGGGCCTGGGACAGCAACATGCCGGCGTTCACGACCGGCTACTTCGACAGTTCCACACCACTGGTGAACGGCGCGGACCAGACCGGCAGCAGCCTTGCGATTGACGGACTCGGCACCTACAGCTTCGTGGTGGGGGACGTGTTCACGATCGATGGCGTCTACGGCGTCAATCCGATCAGCTACGTGAACACGGGGATTCTCCAGCAGTTCACGATCACGGCGGCCGTGAGTGGTTCCAGCTCGGCCACGCTCACGATCTCCCCCTCGATCGTCGCCTCCACCACCTCGCAGCTCCAGACGGTGAACGCGCTGCCGGCAAACAACGCGGCGATCACGTTCATGGGCGCCACGGGGCAGACCAACGCCACGATGGGCAACAGCACCGGGACGGCTGGCCTCATCAGCAAGCAGTCGGTGATTGCCAACCCCGCAGCGTTCGCGTTCGTGTCGGCGGATCTACCGGTGAAGCTAGCGGGCGCGGTCGCCGGGCGCACGCCGGGCGCGAAGACGGATCGGGTGAGTATCCGGTACGTCGATCAGTACAACATCCAGACCGACCAGATGCCGCGGCGCATGGATTGCCTGGTCGGAGCTGCGGCGATCCTGCCGTATTTCGCCCTGCGGGCGTGGCAGTAGGAGGACGAGATGGCTTTCACGCGTACCACGCTCAGTTCGGCGGTCGCGGTCGGGGATAACTCGATCGTGGTCGCCTCGGCGACCGGCATCGTGGCGGGCGACTTCATCAAGATCGACGACGAAATGATGAAGGTCCGTCAGAGCTACTCGAGCGGGACCACCATTCCCGTTCTGCGAGGGCAAAACGGCACGGCGCAGGTGGCACATCCGGCGACGGCTGGCGTTGTCCATGCGGCGCCAGCGGACGGCGACTTCACCAACCCGGCGGCGACGACGGTGGTCGCCTACGGGCTCTCGGCGCGTCGCCGGAGGATCGTGTCCTACTCGGCGGCGGGTGCGATTGCCCTGCCGACGGCTGGCGAAGACATGGTGGCGATCCTCAACGGCACCAGCATTCTGGCGATGACCCTCGCGGTGCCCACGCTCGATCTCGATGGGTGTCGCCTCACGATCATCGGCAACGGGGCGGCGGCGCACACCGTGACGGTCGCCAGCGGCATCTCTGGGGCTGGGGGCAGCTATGACGTCGTGACCGTCAACGCCACGGCGCCCGTCGCCATCGAGCTCATGGCGTGCAACGCGCTCTGGAACTCGATCGTCAACGTTCCGATGGCGGGCACTGTGACCAACATCACGGCCACCGTGGCGTAAAGGAGAGAACCACCATGCTTGGTGACAGCCCAGCGATTGCGATTCCGCAGTCGAGCAACTACGCG